TGGAAGTTAAATTGTGATGGACCGTTACCTGCCTTACCTTCAGTAATAATATACCTTACGGTAATGATAGCATTATTCTCTAATGGTCTTCCAAAGTAACCATCACCAAACAAGAGTTCATATTTTTCATCCTGAATCTCTTGAATAAGATAGATTTCAGAATTTTTGTCTACTTCTAGTATATTATCTGCTCTACGATATTCTCTTCCAAGTCCACTATCATTAATACCCTTTACATATACTCTAATCGTTGAAGAATCAACATTGGGGTTATCAATAATAAATCTTTGATCAGTTGATGTATTGACTAAAAACTGCCTTGAAAGTGATGAACCTTGATAAATTTTAACTGGTTTATCAGCAGTACCAAATTGTGCTTTTCCGTCAATAACCTGAGCAGTTATATCTTCTGGGATTGAGAAGCGATAAGCTGTGTTATTAAACGCTCCAGTACACACCAGACCCGCTGTAAGGGTGATAAAACTACTGTTAGTATCAGTAGGGACAGAGAACGTTACACTCGCCGTAGCGGCAGTTTTAGAGCGTGGTACATAACCAATATTTCTAGCAAGAGAAACAACATTCTCACGTACTGTTGCTGCGTCTAAAAATGATTCATTTACGACAAGATTAGCATTGAACGCATTAATATACGTATTATATGCTAAAGTATCAATCAAGACAGAAAAATTAGACCCTTCAAAGTCAAAATCTGTGAAATTTGAATTTGCACGAAGATAATCTTTGATTTGAGTCTTGATTTGATCGAAATCAAGATTAGTAAACTGTGTAAAAGGCATATTTTACCTTGTCGATTCTAATATGAATGAAAACTGTTGTGATGGGAGGTCTTGTCCCACGATGTCAAAGAAAACTATGACATCAAAACTGTTATCATCAGGTCTTGGGTCCACTTGAACACGAGTATTTTCTACTCTATCTTCATAAAAATTGATTGTATTCAATATTTGAACACGAATTGCACTTGCAGTACCGACATCAACAAAGTCAAAAAGACTTTTACGCACATCGGAACCCAATTTGGAGTTAAAAAACCTTTCAGTTGGAATGGTTTCAACTAAATTACGAATAGATCTGATGATTGAACGCTCATTTATCAATACAGGAAGATCCTTCGTCACCGGATGTGGGTCAAATGAAAAACTAATATCCTTAAAAGCGCGAGAAACCCTCTTAGTAGGCATTGAGCGTGTATTTTCTATAGATTTATTTATACCTTATATTAGAAAATTATTGTTTTCTTTCCTTTTCAGTCAATTCTTCAGGGATATCATTGGTTTTATGTGGTTTACACCAATAATCTGTTATCAAACTAGTGGTTCCCCACATTTTGTACATGTACTCAGTATCTCTATCAACATGATACTTTGCCATTTTGCTCCTGTTTTATAAAAACAGAACTTTTTGAGGGGTTGCTATCCCTATCAGTATTTATTTTACGCTTCCTCAGTCAAATTTTGAGGTTCATCGTCTTTATCGGTGTTTTTATTATCACCAACGACCTCACGAATTAGTTTTTCATGCTGTTTTGCTGCTAAATTGTCCAAAAAGTCACTAGTTGGTTCCATTTTCTTCCTCCTGTTGGCGTTCTTTTGCTGTTTTCCAGTGATATTCGTCTTCACGACCCATACCAAGTCGTTCAAATCCATTTTCTACTTGATAATATTCGGTTGAAACCTTAAAATCAGGCATTTTTGGTTCCATAGGTGTCAAACTATTGTCAAAAATACGCAATCTATTGTTTGGATAGAGTGCATATTGACCATTATTCAATTCAATAAGGTTATGAGACTTATGTTCAGCAGGATTTTCACTTGTTGCCCAGTCTACGTAGTCTGGATCATGATGATAGTTATCAATTGTACAAACATAAGTACCTTTTTGAATACCAAAGTCGCGTGTATAGCATTCAAAGTCCATTGAACCAATGAATTTTTTATCTATACTAACGACACCATAGTCCATACAGTTCCAGAATTGTAAATTAGGTAAATCCATATCAGGATCAGGAGTTTCTGGTTCTGAGAGGAAAGCGGAAATCGGTAATTTATCATAAATTGCCGCATATTCTGGTAAATAAGTTTCAAAATAAAAAGTGCGTCCAGGTATAGACTTAGCCGATACCCAAACGCCTTTTACAAATTCACCATGTCCACTTTGATGGTCAGTCAAATATTCTTTACGTACCCATACTTCTTGTGACGGAAGATTAGTAATAAGACAAGCCATTCAAAACGATGTAACTGGTCTATTTAATCATCGCCCTTGTCCACGATATGCTTTCTTAGCGTTATTGCGAGAAGAAGCGGCATACTTCGTGTTTTTTCCGGACCCTTGACGAGTCTTCTTTGGTTTTCCAGGCATAAACCCTTCTTTACCAAGAGCACCAATCTTTGAACGCATTACCATAATAATAACTCCTAGAACTTAGTAATTTTTGTCTCAAGGTCTTGAGAACGTGGAGAACCTTTCTGATAAAATTCAATTGAAAGGTCTTCCATAATATCAAAGTACTTATCTTTAGTCAAGTTTTTATAAAGTACTTTCCCCTTATGGAGAATTGTATACTTCTCCTCCATAATATCAGATTACGCGAGACTTTTCGTGACCAACGCGAACGCGAGGATCACACCAAATCTCAAATCCTGCTTCTTTTGCATCAAGACAGAATGATACATCTTCTCCACACATGTCCTGTACTTCACCAGATTCAAAGACTTGCATCTTTGGTGCAAACCAAGGATAAGGCATACCCTCATGTTCAAAGACTCCATTCTTAATCAACAACCATCCAAATCCTGCATAGTCTACAGTAAATGGTTTACGACGCTTTGAAATAGTCTCCCCAGTTTCATGATTCATCACTCCACCATTATTACGGAAATCATCTTCTTCCATCCAATGTGCAACACTTGTAGTTTGACCATCTTCGGTCATGTACCACCCACTTGCAATATCCTTATCCATTAACACCAGTTGATAGAATTTCTCAGTGTTAAACACAATGTCACTATCAATCCACAACTGATAGTCATACTTCAATTTACCATCCCATGGTTTTTGCTGAGGTCCACGCAATACATTTGCACCAAGACACTTACAACGTGCAAAGTTCACCATTGAACTATAGTCTTGTGAAATTTGAATACTAGCACCACACTGTACTAGATCAAAACAAAGTTGCACAAAGTTTTTAAGATACGTATATGATACTCCACGACCAGGAAGACAGAAGACTACTGTCTTTCCTTTAAGCATCTCTCTTGCTTTATTATAGTCCCACTCTTGCTCTGCTGCTTTTGGTTTAGCGGGCGCTTTTGCTTTTACTGTAAATCCTTTTGCCATAATTAGGTCAAGTTTTGAATGTGAATCGATTCAATAGTAATTATACTAGTAACTTAAGTGATAGTCAATACTAGCATTCGGTTATTACGATGCTATCCTTATCTACCTCCATATTAATCTCTGTACCCTCATACCACCCAAACTCAGATATAATCCATTCAGGTATCTTCATAACATATTCACCAGTTACAGGATCAACCTCTACATTGGTAAAATTTTCTCCGGGATTTTTTTGCATATGATGTATTTCGTTTTCCATTCTTGGTTTATATAGAAAAGTGAAGAGTTATACAAAGACCTCGCAAAAGCAAGACTTTATAGATTAATGGTACCTAGTGGTTTTATATACGGGGCGCGGCGGCACCCCCGACGGCGGGGGCACTGCCTATCACGCACTAACGCTGCTGTCAAGCGACCGTGTGCCAGTTGTCATTCTGCCACCAGGCGGCGTCGTGGTAGGCGACCCAGAACTCATGCCACAGTTGCTTGCTGTCTGCGATGTTAAGTTCTGTCATCTCCGACACCCAATCATAGGCAAGGTCCAGGGATGCAGTGTTATCAGCAACAAAGGCGGGCAGTTGCAGGAGAGCGTCGGAGAATGAGAGAGGCATGGTCCTTGTGTGAACTGAGATAATTGTAGGCGATGGAGAGGGCAGACTGTGGATGCCTGCCCTATCTTTAACAATCGTTCACACTCCCATCAGGCGGGCGATGCGCTCACGCTTACGCAGCGGCAGGAGTCGCTTGTAAGTGATCATTTTCTGTTTGCCCATCATGTACTCATAACGGCGGACCATGCCCTGAGACGCCATCGCCTTGAGCAGGAGCGTTACCGTTGTGCGTGCTTCCTTAGGCATCCCCAGTGCCTGATTGACCTCACAGGCACGCAGTCCGCCGCGTTGCTTATCAGTGTCCATAGGGAGCGTTGAGAGCACCGCCCACTGATAGGTGGCACCGAAAGATTGGCGGCGGGTGATGGAGGTGAACATGGTTCGTTTGTGTGAACTGAACTAATAATAAGAGATCAGGAAGGGGAACTGTAGATGGTTCCCCTTTTTTTAACAATCCGTCACATCACCAGCACTCTGAGAAAATGAACCCGTCCTGTTCGCTGTAGTCGTGGCGCTCCAGGTTCTCCCAAGTCTCCTGCCAGTCAACCTCTACGAATCCAGGCAGATCCAGACAGTAGCAATCAGTGACCAACTGCTCAGCGAACTCAGCGCCTGACATTTCACCCTGATAGGAGTCACTGAAGCGGTCCAGATCATCTTCTCCATAAAGTTCAATAAAGGCGCGAATTGCATCAGCAGGATAATCTTCCAGGAGTTCATTAATTTGCTCCTGATAGTCACTATCTTCTGCCTTAATTTCCACCGCTTCGTTATCATCAAGAACGCGAAGAAGAGCGCCCTTAGACTTCAACAACTCAGTGTAGAAATCGGTGAAGTTAATCTTAGTGTTAGATCCTTCTGCCGTTGAGTAACCACAAGCGATGGCAATCTCAGAGGGTTTTTTACCCTGTTCGCGCATAGCGTTGTAGGTGTCCAGGAGAGCGGTGCCAGTGATCATGGTTCGTTTG